ACCAGGATGTTTAGAGCCACCGCCACCAGAACCTGTATTTGTTGTTCCAGCACCACCATTGTTTCCAGAGGCTTTTCCATCACCTCCTCCACCAGAACCTCCTGTTCCAGCAGAGCCATCACCAGCACCGCCTCCACCACCTGCTCTAGTAACACTTGAACCTGTGATGTCTGAAGCTGTGCCGTCACCTCCATTACCACCAGTATCGCCAGAAACATCCTGACCAGCAGCACCGGCACCTCCACCACCAGCACCTAATGTTCCACTACCACTATCGCCATCACCTCCATCATTACCCTGTGAAGGTGAAGTGGATGGTGTATTTCCAGCACCTCCATTAGAATTGCTACCACCTCCGCCTGATCCACCAGGACGACCAACTCGTTGATTGTAAGCACCACCTCCGCCACCTCCAGTAGAAGTTACATTTACAAAGCCTGTTTTAGCAATTTCAGAATCGCCCCCATCACCTCCTTGCGCTCCTCCTGGACCTACATCTTCAACAGTACCGCCTGCACCCACTGTTATTGTGTAAGTTTCTCCAGCAGTTACAGCATATCCAGTGCCTGTTCTAAAACCTCCAGCACCGCCTCCACCACCTCGTCCATCACCTCCAGAACCTCCACCAGCAATAATTAAATAATCTATTTCAGTTACACCAGTAGGACAAGTCCAAGAACCTGTTCCAGTAAAAGTTAAAATTTGAGTTACGCCTCCGCCTCCAGCGGCAAAGTTGGTAAAAAGAAGTTGGTGGATTCCCGTCATTAGCTTATATTTCCTGTAATAATACAACCTCCAGCACTTGTAAATAATACTGAAGAAACTCCGTTATTAGTTATTGTAATTACCGCAGTTGACGCTTCTGCTCCTGCAACAAATGCGGTAATTGCCGCAGAAAATTTAGTGGTTGAATTAGCAGATTGACCATGACTAACTACTGAAAATATATCCCCTGCTGTAAAGGTGCTTGCTATTATAGCTAAAGTTTGATCTGAAGAATGTAGATGTATAAAGTCACCTACGTCTGTAGCAGCAGCGGTATGCTTACCGGGTGTAGTAATATACCTAGATTGTGGTACTTGTCTTACGTTACCAGATAAATCAAAATAAGTTTTGTTAGTTATAGTCGCTGTTCCTGCTTCAGATACCAACGTAGAGTTAGCACCCTTTGGTAAAAGCATTTCATTAGTAACAGCCTCACTATGAGGTTGTGACATTATTTTTTGACCATGTGAATTACTTCTACAATTAAGTTGTATTTGACCATCTGTAGAACCACCACCTTTTACTTCTACTATTTGTGTAGTAGGGGCAATTACAAAATTGCCTACTTCGTTGCCTACTTCCCCTTCAACATTTAAAGTTCCTGCAACAGAAGCAGCACCACTAACTATTAAAGTTGTTCCAACAGAAGCAGCACCACCTACACTTAAAGTGGTTGCTATGTCCATAGCACTTGCACTACTAACAGCAGAAGTTACAGCCGACCCATCGGTGTATACTATTGCTGCACCTCCAGCGGGTACTGTTTGTGTATTGAATAAATTTGTGCCTGCGGCTGTGCCGTTTCTAACCGAAACATCTACAGTTAAGGTATTGTTTATAAGATAACTTTTTTCAACAGTCGGTAAAAGTAAAACATGACCTGCTGTACCTGTTCCAATTAAGTTTAAACGAAAGTTTCTTCCAGCCTGCAAAGCATTTGAATTGGTTAATGTTACAGACGCAGTTGGAGCATCCGCAGCGAAAGTAACATCCGTTGTCCTTGCAATAGCTTCTTCAATAGCAGAAAGATTATTATTAGTTACAGTTCCCCATGCTCCAGAGTTTTCCCCTGTTGCCATGAGTTGAATTTTTAAATCTGGTGACGCTGACGAAGCCATAATGTCCTCCTATGCTGCTTCTATTATATCCCAATTGGGGGTTTGATCTGTATCTACTTCCCCCCAAATAAATGTTTTACCTGCTGTTCCAATACCTGAAACTCCTGATGTAATTGTTACACTTGCATTTGCATTAACAAGAAAGTCTCCTAATTCAGCCGTTCCAGATAAACCCGTTATTAATGCACTAGCACCTCCACTAACTGAAGGCACTCCTAAAAATACTGCTGCTGAAACTCCAGTTACATTAATAACTTTACCAACAACCGCAGCTACAGTGCCTAAAGAACCAGCAGCACTAACTCCATCTACAGATACTTCTATTACTGGCGATCCATAGCCGTTTCTACTCCAAGTGCCAGAACCCCAGCCAATAAAGGATTCGCTAGAAGGCATTTTACGCTATTCTAATAATTGCTGCCGCACTTGTTGCCGCAGGAAAAACAATTGTAAAATCACCCGCTGTTGCTGTTTTTGATCCTCCAAAGTCTAACACTGCTACTGCCGCATTAGTTAAAGTAGTCCCAGCGTTATCTGATGTAAACGGAGTGCTATTATAAATTAATGCTCCATCTGCTGCTAAAGTAACATTTAAAAAAGTTAAATCGGCAAAATCTACAAATCCTGATGTAGAGCCTGACGTTACTCCAATCACTGTTAGTGCAGAACCTGCGGTCACATAATTAGTTCCTACACATTCGCCCGCTGTAACAAACCCAGTTGTAGAGGCATTTAATGTTGCTCCAGATGAATACAAAGCAAGTTTAAACGTACTAGCCGCACTTGCACCTGTTGGATGAAAATTGTGCATACTTAACATTACTTCTTGTTTAAATGAAGTACACATTGCTTGTGTAATTGCCATACCTAACTCCCTATTCGTCTAAGATTTTTATTAATTCAGGATGCCCTGCTTGCCTAAACTTATGTGCCAATGTCGTGTTGTTACTGCTTATAGCTTCTTTCATGTAGTGAACTATAACTTTTCTAATGTTTTCTTTAAACGCTTCTGCTTGTTCTCTAATAACAGGATGTGTTTGACTACCAACAGATATAATTTTATCTACAGCCCTTTCAGATATTTCTTCTGGGGTAAAGCCTCTATTAGAAGTTGTGTAAACTTTTACATTTCCCCCTAGTAATGCTGATGTGCTATTTCCTATCATTTGACCTCATACCTCGCTTGTTGTGTTCTATACATATCTTGACGGTTTTTGCCTTCACTTAATTGTTTCAACAAAGTCATAGCTTCATTATATCTTGCTGTGTAGTTTTGATAAACGTCAGCTTCACCTTTCATAAATATATGAGCTTCTATTAAAGCACCATATAACAATACAGAATCAAAGTTATCCCCAAGCCATGATGTGCCTGCAGTTACAATTGATTGTGGATAGTAAAAATAATGCAACTCCATTGCATAACTTAAATCCGGTGTAGGGCCTAATATATACGTATTATCATCAAAAACTGCATAATGTGTTGGAGTTCCAGTTGCTGTAGGACTTGGAAAAGACTCACGAATAAAATTAACATCTTTGTTTAAAAGATAACTGTAGACTCCCGTGGTAGAATCAATCACTGCTAAAGAAAAATTAGAAAGCCAATCAGAAGGGGTTTTTAAATATTGATTACTTGCTGTTAGAGACCCCGTTACATTTTTTCTTAAATTTAAAATTTGTACTGAGTTAAAAACTTTCTGCTCTGCTTGATCTATAAATGTATTAACTTGTTCTGTGCTAGTTAAAGAAACAGAATTACCAGCACTATCCGTAAAAGACGTGTCAGGAAAATCGTTTTCACAAAACCCTTTTATAGTTTCAAGAAGCGTTGAATAATTCATTATGCAAGCCTAGTCGATGATTTATTGCCTTTAATAGCAGCTCCTGACCCTCTTGTTACAACTGTTTGAGTATTAGCTACCTTATCAGGATAACCTCCTGTTTTTGGCACTGGCACATCTGTTGGTTGTTTAAATTTTGTAACTTCTTTCATAAAGCCTCCTAAGTTATTTCTATTGTTACATCACCTATACCTGTACTAGCAACTAGATTATTTGGTAGTCCTAACTCTAATGGATCAGCAAACCCTACCGGGTTAAATCCATACTGAAAGTTCCTAGACTTTGATGCAGGAAATCTGGTTAAATCGGGTCGTGGGTTTCGTAGTGCCTGCGGGTCATTTATTGGATACATTCCAATTTGTAACTGAGGCTGATCCTTCTCAAAGCATGTAGGACACACAAAGATATTAACACTTTTTGTTTTAATTGTAAGCTCTTTTAATTGCTTTAGCTTATATCTAAACCCACACCTATCGCACTCTGCAATAGCTTTTTTTCCACGAGCAAATGCGGTAGTCATATTAGTACAAAAACTCTCTAGGAGCTAAACGTAATGGGGCTTTCTCTCTATCTTCACTAGAAGCTATTAACCATTGCTCTTCGTACTCTTGTTTTAACATTGGTATGCGTGGAGTAGCGTCAGGTATTTTTAAAGAAAGGTAATAAGCTAACCCAGCAACTAAACAAGGTAACATACGAAAGGGTATATCTGGCGTAGTGACTCCTGTGCCTGCGTCCTGCATACGTCTCATTCTAAAATATACAAATGTGTAAAAGTTACTTTGGTCGGGTGTAGGCCAAACATTTATTGTAGGGTTTTGAACAACCCCCGAAGAGTTCGTAGCCCCAGACTGTCTATTAATCCACACCTGGACAGGTCTGCCCGTATTATTTTTAGCTGGTATAGTTGCGTAAGTGGATACACTAATTCTACTTATTGTTAAATCTTGTTGACTGCTACCAGTCCCCGTACGTATTTGATGCTCCAAAAGATCAATTGTATCTACAGGTAAATCATAAGTAGCTGTACCCAAAACCATGGGTATAGATCCTTCTTCTATAGTCCATAAATTTATGCCTCTATTGGCCCAATCAATAGTTAATAAATTTAAAGACCTTCTAGCTGTTTTAAGATCGTAACCTGTTCTAAGCTCTGTTCCACAACGCTCGAAAGCCTCTTCAACGAGACCGTTTAAATCTAAATTAAATGCCGTAGTATCTGAAGTAGCCATTTATGTTTTTGCTTTCACACTGTTAATATATCTTCTATAAACCCCAGCAGCATCTCTTTTTCCCATAACCTTAGCTCTTTGTTCCATAGCTATGGCTGCTTGTATTTTATGAGCCTTCGATCTGCCACTACCTTTAATCCTACTAACACTTTTTGTTGCATCTTCTTTTGTTGCAAACTTCAAACCCTTTATAGTGCCTTTAGGGTTTTCATCCGTATACAGGTCAGAATGTTTCTTAGACCTTGCGGGTTGTCCTTTTTTTCTTGGTATTCTTGGCTTTGACGATTGTTTTAACATTAGTAGGTTTACCTCCTGGATTACCTGCAGCCCTCTTTCTTTGAACCGCAGACTTTCTTTGTGCTGCAGTCATGGATTTAGCTTTGGCTCTTGGTACACATTTAGGGTAGGCACGTTTACTATCTTTTGTAGATTTTCTACCGCAAGCCTGATACTTACCTTTCTTTTTGGGCGCACCAATATCTACCCAATCTCCCTTAGAACCTTTACCAAACCATTCTTTAAGAGACATTATGAATAGCCTCCACCTCTCTTTTTGTAAGTCTTAACTAACCATGCGTTTGCATAAGCTGATGGGTACACATCAAACTTACGTTTGGCTTCAGCTTTTACACGAGCATACAAAGATGGGTTACTAGGTTTAGAACCTGATTTTTTAGCAGATTTCTTCTTTTTAGTTCTAACAGAACCGCCTCTTTTAAGCCCCTCTATTTTGGCTTTTTGCATAGCCCCCATTCCGCGACTTGGCATCATGCTCTAGTTTTCCCTCTTTTAGCTATACCATCTATTTTCCTCTTATTGGTAGCTCTGGCCATTTTAACAGGTGCGCCTTTTGTAACCAATTTACCCTCACGCATCTTAATTGGACCGCCTTTAGCCATAGGTTTAACTGCCCCACCCTTAGCCATAGGTTTAACTGCCCCACCTTTAGCCATTTTCTTGTTCTTTATTTTTTCTATAGCACCACCAATGGCATAACCTTTTGCCATGCCACCACCACGCATTTTTAAAGATCCACCTTTAGCCATTTGTTTGACTGCTCCGCCTTTAGCCATAGGTTTAACTGCCCCACCTTTAGCCATCTTACCTTTTCCGTCCATACTAAATGTGGGTTGCATTTTGCCTGTTTTAGGGTTTCTTGCCATAGGCATCTTAGCCATGTTTTACTCCTTATATAAATTGTTAAATGTTACTTCTGGGTCCATATAACTATCGTCTTGTTCTGCACAATGTGTAAATTGTGTAGGTCTAAAATCTGGTGCGCCTTCTCCTGTAACCCATAGCGCAGGGCTTGTTACCCTAACTCTATTGTTAGGTAATGCTACCATGTTACCTTTCCATTGACCATCAGTTAGCACCATAACGTGACTCTGCTTGTGTTGGGCTGGACAGTCTGCGATTTCGCTTTCGGTGTAGTCCACAGTGAAGAGATATCTCGCTGTGTGAAACTCTCCTGCGATTTT